TAGTAGTAGACTCCGCAAGAAGAAATTTACTACAAAAAACATGGAGCTACGGAGTAAATCAGTAATAACTGTGATACTCTTGGCCTTTGTGGGGTGCCTGACTGCAAGAAACATTTTTGAGTTATACCTCGATTGCCCTCATGCAATCCCATTTGGAGAAAGTACATTACATGGGTCAATAGTATTGCCAGCATTGAGTCTAGCAGCTGCAACAGCATTAGAGGTTGAAAGTTCTTGCAGTATGGATGTGCATAACTCATTGAAAGAGAATCAAGAATATACTTATGCTGTATGGTCTAAAAAAAATGATCATACTGGTTCTGCATCAGCAACATCTTTTCAAGCAGCTGAATCACAGAAACAATTACATGGTACTTGTATCATTGGCCATAAATTAATGGAACAGGCCTATAAACTGAGGAAATCGATCATTTGTTATGACTTGATTTGTAATCAGACGGATTGTAAGCCTGAATTGCATTATATGAGTCCTATTCATGCCTGCAATCTCATGAAAAGCTGTATTGTTGCATTGGGCCCTTATCGTATTCAGGTAATATTCAAGAGAACTTTCTGTGATACAGGGATCCTTGTTGAGGGAAAGTGTTTTCGCCCTGATACAGCTTTAATGTCTAGTGTAAAACCAGGTCTGCTTGAATTAGCAACTGTGCCCACAACATGCTTCTATATAGCTAAAGAGGATGAAAATTTAAAGTTAGTTGAAGTCCTTGAGAAAGTAGATAGCTCAGGTTGTACTTCTAATACATATAAAGGGCAAGGTTACTATCTTTGTATTGCAGGAGGTAATTCTAACATAATCAGGGCTGTGTCTGACACAGATCATCAATCTGTACAGTTAATTCGTGCAATTCATATCTCCCCACATGGAGAAGATCATGATAATATAGGTGAATCATATGGGGCTGTAAGAATTGCAGGACCCATAGAAATAAAAGTCCCTCATACAGAGACTGCTGCAAATTTAAAAGGAACTGCCTTTTCTGGCACCCCTCTTTATTCTTCTATAAGTGCATTTGTCAAGGATAAATCTCCAAAATATGTGTTCAGCCCAGGGATAATCCCGAATATGAATCAAAGCGGATGTGACAAAAAGACAATTCCTGTTGTGTGGTCTGGTATGATGCAGATTCCAGGAATTTATGAGCCAATAAACAGGTGTTCAGTATTTTGTGTACTTTCAGGGCCTGGGGCATCATGTGAAGCCTTTGCAGAGGGTGGAATTTATAATGTAAGTTCACCTACTTGCCTTGTATCAAAACATAACACATTTAGGACTACAGACCAGCAAGTTAATTTTGTTTGTCAAAGAGTAGATCAAGATATAGTAGTTTACTGTAATGGTTATAAGAAAATTATATACACTAAAACATTAGTAATTGGCCAATGCATTTATACCTTAACTAGTGTTTTCTCAATATTTTCTGGTGTAGCCCATTCCGTAGCAATTGAGTTATGTGTACCTGGATTTCATGGTTGGGCAACTGTGGCATTAATTATCACATTTTGTTTTGGTTGGGTTTTAATTCCTGGTATTACATGGTTTATTCTCTGTATCTTAAAATTCTTTGCTGCAATCCTGCACTCTCAGTCTGAAGAGAATAGATTTAAACAACTTTTGTCTAAAATCAAGGAAGAATATGAAAAGACAAAGGGTTCTATGGTTTGTGATGTATGTAAGCTGGAGTGTGAAACACAAAAAGAGTTGAAGGCTCATAAGTTATCTTGCCCACAGGAACAATGTCCTTATTGTTTTGTCCATTGTGAACCTTCAGAAGCTGCATTTCAAGCACACTATAAGGTGTGCCAAGTAACACATAGATTCTCTGATGAGTTAAAAAAGACAGTTACCCAAAAGCCACATAGACAGGGTTGTTACAGGACTTTGAATGTATTTAGATATAGAAGTAGATGTTATATCTTCACAGTATGGATTTTCTTACTGACAATCGAATCTGTGATATGGGCTGCAAGTGCAGAACCAGAACCACTGCAGCCTAGTTGGAATGATAATGCTCATGGGGTTGGTCACCATTTGTTGGACACAGATCTAGAATTGGATTTTTCATTACTTTCCAGCTCGAGGTACACTTATAGGAGAAGGCTTGTAAATCCTAATAACAAAGAGCAGAGTGTCCCAGTCCACATTGATATAAATCCCCAAGTAATTTCTATGGAAGTACAGCCCTTAGGTCATTGGTTTGATGCAGAATTAAATGTTAAAACTTCATTTCATTGTTATGGGGCATGCTCTAAATATGTATACCCTTGGCATACAGCATTCTGTCATTTTGAAAAAGATTTTCAATATGAGAGTAATTGGGCGTGTAACCCTCCTGATTGTCCTGGTGTTGGCACTGGCTGTACAGCATGTGGCATATATTTAGATAAATTGAGGGCAGTTGGGGTTGCATTCAAAGTAATTACAATAAAATATACAAGAAAGGTATGTGTACAGTTTAATGAGGAAACATTCTGCAAAATTCTAGATTCAAATGACTGCTATGTGACCCGAAACTTCAAAGTATGCATAATTGGCACAGTATCTAAGTTTCAACAAGGTGACACTCTCCTATTCCTTGGGCCTATGGAAGGTGGTGGATTAATTGTGCGTCAATGGTGTACTACAAATTGCCAATTTGGAGATCCTGGTGATGTTATGCTAATCCCTCCAGGGCCACATAATTGTCCTGAATATCAAGGCTCATTTAGAAAGAAATGTATGTTTGCACAAACCCCAATATGTGAATATCAGGGAAACAAAGTCTCAGGTTATAAAAAATTAATGGCCACTATTGATTCATTTCAATCATTCAACACTACAGACATCCATTTTACTATGAATAAGTTAGAATGGGCAGATCCAGATGGTATCATTCGTGATCATATTAATGTTATTCTTAGTAAAGAAATAGATTTTTCTGATCTAGCTGAAAACCCATGTAAGGTTGCAGTACAAACAAATCAGATAGAGGGGGCATGGGGTTCAGGGGTCGGTTTCACACTTAAGTGTACAGTATCTTTGACAGAGTGCAGTACATTTATAACATCTGTTAAAGCATGTGATTCTGCCATATGTTATGGGGCTACAAGTGTGACATTAAACCGAGGACAAAATACTGTACATGTTACAGGGAAAGGTGGGCATAGTGGTTCAAGATTCAAATGTTGTCATGAAACACAATGTTCAGCTAATGGACTTCTAGCAAATGCACCCCATCTAGATAGAGTAATGGGTGTAGACTCAACATCTGATAATCATGTATATGATGACGGAGCTCCTCCTTGTAGAGTGTCATGTTGGTTTCAAAAGACAGGAGAATGGCTTGTAGGATTGTTTCATGGAAATTGGATGGTTGTTATTGTTTTAATTGTTTTATTAATAATCTCGTTAATATGCCTATCATTCTTTTGTCCTGCAAGAAAGTTAAAGAGGGTTTAAAAGAAAGTTTTCTTTGACCAGATTACCTATTTAATTTTTTAATTATTTAATTATTTAATTATTTAATCTTTTTTTCTTAGATAATTTTTAAATCTAAAAAAAACAGTTCCTTCATAACCCAATAACCCTATAATAGAAGCTCTGGGAAATCTATTTTTCCTGCGGAGTCTACTACTA